CGGAATACGCCGTCTATGTCGTGTGGGACGACGGGGTGACATCGGTCGGGCCCGTGTCGACGACTACGACGACGAATGTCGGCAGTCCAGCCGCCGCAGGCGGCGCCATCATCGCATGCGCCACCATGCTGGTGCCCGCATCGGCGTCGGGTGGTGCCGCGGCGGCCGGCGCATCGGTGTCGTGCTCGGCGTTGCTCGCCACCATCGGCGCTGCCGCTGCAGCGGGGGCGGTCGGCGGGATAACGCTCTCCAGTTCGAGCAGCATCGCCACGGGCAGCGCATCGGGCGCGGCGACCGTAACCGGTGCGCTCGCGCCAGTCGCCACCGCGCTGATTGCCGGCAGCGCGACCGGCGCGGGCGTCGGGACTGCGCCAGGTGCGACGCTGGCCACCACGGCAGTGTTCGCGCCTGGCCCCGCCTCGGGTGCGGCCGCCGCAAGCGGCGCGAGCCTTGCCGTCGGTGCGGCGCTGATCCCTGGCGCTGTCGCCGCCGGTGTGGCGGCCAGCGCGCCTGGCGTGGTCATGGCGGCCGCCGCTGCATCCCTCCTGTCGGGTGCGGCTACAGGCGCTGCCGGCGCTGTCGGTGCGGGGCTCGCATCGTCCGTCAGCCTGCTCCCCGGTACCGTCTCGGCCGGCGCGAATGGCTCGGCGAGCGGCGCAAGCTTCGTCGCCGCCGTCTCGATGCTGCCCGGCGCGGCTACGGGGGCGGCAGCGGCCAACGGCCAGACGCTTTCGTTCGGCGCAAGCCTGTTGCCGGGTGCGGCAAGCGTGGGGCTCGGCGCGGCGGCGCCGGGTGCTACCGTCACCGCGCTCGCCGCACTCTCCACGGGCGCGGCAAGCGGCGCAGCGAGCGTGCCGGCGCATGCCTGGCAGGCCTTCATGGCCTTGGTCACTGGAACGGCGACCGGGGAGACCGCCGCCGATCCGGCTGGCACCGCCCCCGGCGCCGAGTTCGCCGCCTTCCTCGCCCTGATCGTCGGTGACGCCTCCGGCGTCGTCGTGGATGACTACCCCATGAAATACGCCACCCTCGCCGACATGGTCACCCGCTTCGGGCAGACCGAGCTGGTGCAGCTCACCGACACGCTGCACCGCCCGCCAACCACGATCGACACCACGCGCGTGCAGATCGCGATCCACGATGCGCAGATGGAGATCGACAGCGCGATCGGGCGCATCTACCGCCTGCCGCTGGCGGGGTGCGTACGCCCGCCGGTGCCCCCTGCGACCGAGCCGTCTATTGTGGCGCCGCCCCAGCTCACACGCCTGACGTGCGACATCGCACGCTATTTCCTGTACGACGACGCAGCCCCTGAGCACGAGGTGGTGCGTCGCTACAAACAGGCCCGCGCCACGCTGGACGACCTGGCCAGCGGCTCCCTGCAGCTCGCGTGCCCCTGGGGCGGGTCGCCCGGCGAATTGATCGCCGCCGATGCCCAGTCGGGCAGCGCCGAGGTGTACGACTTCTTCGCCCCGCGCCAGATCACCGACGACGCCCTGCGCGGCTTCTGAGCCCCTTCTGCCGGCCCCCCGGCCGGCGCGCTCGATCGAGCATCCCCGCGCGCCGCCTCGCTCCGCGCAATCTGATCGGCCACCTCCGCCGACAATGAACCCCTTCATTTAGCGCTCCGGGCGCATGAGGACGAAGATCGCGGCACATCCACTGCCCGCGACCTGCGACCGATCCCATGCTGGCCCGCGCTCTCTCCCTTCGTTTCACCCCTCCTGCTGCCACGGGTTGCTGCTGATGGCCGCCGAGCCGATCGACTTCATGGCGCTCGAGCCGCTGATCCTGGATCGTCTGCGCGCCACGTTGCCGGCGTACGTGCATGTGCTGGGGGCGCGCGACCTCGCGGGGCTGACCGAGGGCACCCAGCCGACGCCGGCGGTGCATGTGCTGTACCGCACCTACCGCCCCGTGCGCGCCGCCGCGGCGATGTGGGAGGAGCTCGACCAGTACTGGCTCACCGTGTTGGCCGTGCGCAACGTGGGCACGCTGCAGACAGGCGAAGCGATGCGCGCCGAGGTCGGCCCGTTGATGGGGGCGGTGATCGGTGCCCTGGGGGCATGGGTGCCCGATCTCCCCGGCTACAAGAGCCTGCACCTCGAGGCGGCGCCTGAGGCTGGATACCGTACCGGGTTTGCTTACTTTCCGATCGGCTGGCGGGTGGGCATGAGGGTCCGCGCCGCCAGCCGAGCCAAACCGTAACACCACAGGAGGCATCACGATGTCACAGCAAAAAGGCCTGCTCTTCGCCGGCGATCTGTTCTTCTCGATGGAGGGCTCGGACGGGGTCTTTGGCCCCTTCCACCAAGTGGAGTGCGACAAGCTCGAGATCGCCACGCCGAGCGAGTTCAAGGAGAAGCTGAGCAAGGGGCGCGCAAGCTACGGGCAGCCGTTCGTGTCGGTGCCAGTGCCACAGCCGGCGGAGTTCGCGATCACGTTTTCGGAGGTGACGAGGGAGATTTTCGCCATGCAGCTGTCGGGTCTGCTCGTGCCGCTGACGATGGCGGGCGGCGCATTCTCCGATGTGGAGGCCACCGCCGTGCTGGGGGCATGGATCGAGACCGGCTTGGAGAACATCGCTGAGGCCGGTTTCACGGTGACAAATCCCGCCGGCACGACCACGTATGTGCTGGGCGCAGACTACGAGGTGAATTACCGCCTTGGCCTGCTGCGGGTGTTGCCGGATGGGGACATCCCCAATGCGTCGACTCTGCATCTATCCGGTACCGAAGAGGCGGTGACCGGCGATCGCATTCTCGGCGCGCGTCGCTACAAGACCGTGATGCGCCTCAAGCTGGATGGCGTCAACCTGGTGAACAACCAGGACGTCTATCTGTACGCGGATCGTGCGGTGGTGGCCTCGGATGCGGCCTACGACTTCCTGCAGGACGAGGTGAGCGAGGCGCCGCTCAAGGGCAGGCTGGAGATCCCGGGAGCGGGCCTGTCGCCGTTTGTGCTCGAGTACCGCTCGCCCGCGTGATGTCCGACGCTAGCGCGGCAGTCTGGCCGCGCTAGCGCAGGACTGCGCTGAACAGGTCGATCGCCATCAGCACGAGCCCGGCGCCCAATGCCCCCGCTGCACCGATGGCCGCCCAGCCCGCACCCCCCAGGCTGACCAGGAAGAGCAGCAAGGCCAGCACGAAGCATTGAAGAGATAAGCGCGTCATGGCGAACCCGATCGAAACCAATGTCGTCATTAAAGTGGACACCGCCGGCGATGGCAAGCTGGTGGCGCTGTCGCGCGAGGTGGCCGGCCTGGGCGAGGGGGCGGGCGATGCGGCGCCCGAGTTCCAGCGCCTGGCCGAGGAAATCGATGGCCTGGCAGCGAAGGAGCGCCTGGTCGGCGCGTTTGCCGAAGCCAAGCGCGAGACGGTAGCCTACGCCGAGGCGCTGCAGACCGCGCAGACGGCCACACGCGCCGCGGCCCAGGCGCTGCGGGCCAAGGAGGCCGCGCTCGCCTCCGCCACCACCGCCGAGCGCGAGGCGGCAGCAGCACTGTCCCAGGCCCGCACGCGTCACGACGATCTGAAGGTGTCGGTGGCTGCCGCCGCGGCCGAGCTCAAGACCCTGCGCACCGCTTCGAAAGCAAGCGGCGCCGACACCGCCGAATACGCCGGCCAGATCCGCGAGGCACGGACGCGCCTGGCGGAGTTGAGAAAGGAAAGCACCGCCGCCGGGCAGTCGGTGCGCACGCTCGCGGCCGACTACCGGCCCACCGCCCAGGCACTCAAGGAAGCCGGGAGTGCGGCCGACAAGGCACAGCGCGCCTTCGAGCAGAACCGCCACGAGGCCGGTCGCGCCAAGACAGCCTACGAGGCGCAGCGCCTGGCGCTGCACAGCGCACGCCAGGCGCTGGCCGGCGCGGGCATCGCATCGACCGACCTCGCCGGCGCACAGGTGCGCCTGGCCGCCAGTGCGCAGCAGGCAGCGCAGCGCGCCGGCGAGCTGCGGACACGCCTGGCGGGCGTGGGGAGCACGGCGCAGTCGGCAGGCGCACAGACGGAAAAGGGGTTTTCGCAGGCGGCAAAGGGCGTGCGCTCGATCTCCGAGCAGCTCTCGACCGTGCAGTCGCGCCTGCTGCAGTTCGCAGGCGCGCAACTCGGCCTGCAGACCGCCATCGACCTGGGGCGCACCGCGGACGAGTACGCCAACCTCGGCGCTCGCATCGACCTGGTCAACAGCAGTCAGGCGGGGTTCAACCTCACCCTGGCCCAGACCGCCGAGCTCGCCCGAGCGACCTACTCGGGGCTCGAGAGCACCACCGGCCTGGTCGGCGCGCTCGCGCGGGCCGGCGAGGCGGTGGGCCTGACGCAAGAAGGCGTGCTGCGCCTGACCGAGTCCATCAACAAGGCCAATCAGGTGTCGGGTGCGTCGGCGGCCAGCGCCGATGCAGCCCTGACGCAGCTGATCCAGGGCCTGCAGTCGGGCGCGCTGCGCGGCGACGAGTTCAACTCGGTGATGGAGCAGTCGCCCCGTTTGGCCAAAGCGCTGGCCGACGGCTTGGGCGTGCCGCTCGGCGCGCTGCGCAACATGGCCGAGCAAGGCAAGCTCACCAGCGAGGTGGTGATCGGCGCGTTGCAGTCGCAGGCGCGCACCATCGACGCGGAGTTCGCCCAGCTGCCGCTGACCATTGGCCGGTCGCTCACCAACCTGTCGACGAACTGGACACAGTTCATCGGCGAGCTCGATCAGGCGAGCGGGGCCTCCGCCACCGCGGCGCGCGCGCTGGAGGGGGTCGCCAACAACCTGGACGACATTGCCCGGCTCGCGGCCGTCGCCGGCGAGGTGGGGCTGGCGGTGTTCGCTGCCAAGCTGATCCCGCAGGTGACCAAGTTCGGCGCCGAAGCGCTGGCGGCCACCAAGGGCGTGGGCGGGCTGCGCGCCGGCCTTGCCGCATTGCCAGGGACGGTGAAGATCGCCCTGGCGGTGGTCGGCTACGAAGTGCTGACGACGGTGGGCAAGGCCATCGGTGAGACCGTGGCGAGCTGGGGCGAGGCGGGCGAAGCCATGCGGCACGCCGAGCAGACCATGCGCGAGGCCTCGCGCAGCATGCTCGCCAGCGGCCAGACGCTGGCCTACCAGAACGATACCTACCGCAATGCCGTGGTGCTGACGGCCGTCGAGGTGGCGCGCCTGTCCGAGGCCGAGCGCGCCGCGTACTTCGAGCGCCTGGACGGTGCGCGCAAGTACTACGCAGGCGCGCAGATGGCCATCCAGGGCGCCAAGGAGCTCGGCATTGCGAGCGAGTTCTCGGCGGAGCAGACGGCCGCAGGGATGAAGCGTGCGCGCGAAGGGCTGGCCGCATTCGAGTCCGGCGTGCGCATGAGCCGCGCCGAGATCGAGGCGCTGCTGTCGGTGGACGCGTCGCGGCTTATCGCGCAGTTCGACGCCCTGGCCGCGAAGGGAAAGGATTCGGCCGCGGCCCTGCAGGAGGTCGGCAAGGGGTTCGACGCGAGCGCGCTGGAGAGTGTGCAGGGCTTCGGCCAGGCGCTGGTCGAGCTCAGGAACACCGGGAAGATCTCCGCCGACGAGATGGGGGCCGCCTGGCAGCAGGCGCTCGCCAAGCTCGACGGCGCGCAGGTGAACGCGTTCATGATCACCGCCCAGGCCGCGTTCGGCCAGTCCCAGCGCGACGTCGACGCGCTGGCCGCGGCGATGAACGGCGCCTTGCGCGCCAGCATCGCCGCCACCGGGCAGGACTTCGCGCAGCTCTCGTCGGGGATCTCGAGCGGCGCGCAGTCGGCGCTGGGACACCTCGCCACGCTCGAGGCCGGCTTCGACACCTTGAAGGCCGCCGGCGTCGATACCCAGGCGGCGCTTGCCGGGGCGGTCGACTTTGCGGTGGAGGCGGGCGATTCGGGCGCGGCGCTGGCCGTGCTGCGCCAGGATGTCGAGCGCCTCGGGCGCGAAGGCAAGCTCTCGGCAGAACAGGTGGCACAGGCGCTGGAAAAAATCGGCGCGAAGGCCGCCGACCTGCGGCCCGGCATCAACAGCGTCGCCGAGGCCTTCCGAGCATTGCGAGTGACGTCGGATGCCGAGCTGCGCGCCGCGGCCGACGGCGCGCGCAGCGCGTTCGAGCAGATCCGCAACAGCGGACTTGCCAGTGCGCGCGAGCTGCAGGCCGCATTCCAGTCCTACGCCGAAAAAGCGATCGCGGCGAACGGCGGCGTTGCCACTGCTACCCTGCAGGCGCAGGCCAAGATGCATGGCCTGCAGCTCGCGGCGGACGGCACTGGCCGCGCCATCGCCACTGCCATGGACGCAGGCAAGAACGCTACTGACCGCCTGGGCGATAGCGCCGAAGATGCCGCCGCGAAATACGTAGTGCTTGGGCAGACGATCCAGAATCTTCCGTCCCCACCCCCGCCGCCTGGTGGTGATGCGCCGCCCCCGGGCACTCCGCCGGGTGCTCCGCCCGGAAAGACATCGAGCTACAGGCTCATGAGCTCCGGCGAATACGAAATCCTGGTGCGTGCCGAATCCCTCGGCGGCCTCGCGCTGCGCAAGGAAATGGAGCAGGCGTTGGAGCGCATCGGCAAGCGTTCGTCGCCTGGTGGTGTTGGTCTGGCCGGCGCAAACCCGCGCTATGCGCAAATGGTGAATGACATCATCGTCAAGCGCCTGGACGAGATACAGCTCGAGCAAGAACGCGCATCCGGCCGCTACGAATCCAACAAGCCGCGCATCGTCGAGCAGCAGCCCCGCGAGCAGGTCATCACCCACCGCGTCGCCGTCGGCCTCGGCGCCGGCCGCACGGCCTCCATCAACACCGCCAGTGCGCAAGACGCCACCGCCCTGGTCAACCTGCTCCGGCAGCTCGAATCCGACGCGCTGAGGTCCTGACCCATGTCCATCACCCTCTCCGACGGCACCACCACGCTCGTGCTCGATCCCGACCTCTACTGGGAGGACGAGTTCGCCTGGGCCGCCGTCGAGCAGTCGATGACGCGCGGGCTCACCGGCCGCCCGATCATCCAGGCCGCCCTGCGCCACTACGGCCGCCCGATCACCCTACGCCCGTTCGACGAGCGCAGCGCCTGGATGACGCGCGCGGACATGACGCAGCTGCGCGCCTGGGCCGATGTGCCCGGCCAGGCCCTCACGCTCTCGCTGCACGGCACGCCGTACCGCGTGATGTTCCGCCACCAGGACGGTGCCCACGCCGCCGAGCCGGTGACCTTCTACAGCGACGCGGGCGCCGAGGACTGGCTGCTCGTGACGCTGCGCTTCATGACCATCCCCACCTGAGGTCGCAATGCCGATACTTGAACACAACATCGTATGCGTCGAGTCGCAAGTCATGGACGACGTGCCCGAGGGGGGCGGCGCTGCGACCGGACGTGCGATTGAAGACGGCCGGATGAATAACGTTTTCCCCGACATTTCCGACCTTGATCGCGCTTACGGGCGTTTCAATTTGCGGAAGGTATTTCTGGCGGTCCGGACGCTGAGCACGGATATGTACTCCGGCGCCAAAACGGTAGTCACCGCGCTGCCGCAGGACGACGCGCTCGGTTACACCCTGTTCTCCTCCGGCGACCCGTTCGATACCCGCAGCGACGCTGCCGACCGCGTGGCCGCGTACCTATATAAAGGCCCGACCTGGCGCGGCTATTTGCTCGAAAATCACATCGCCGGCATGCGTGCGATCAGTGTGCTACAGCGCATCGGCAGCCCGCTCCCCCCGGTTGGTAAAACGCTGTGCCTCGTGCTTCACGAAGGCACGCCGAGCGAGGTCGAGCAGTACGTGCGCGTCACCGAGGTCTCGGTGGCCGTCGCGACGTTCACGGACGGCACGCTATCCAGCGGCGAGGATCTGACGTTCGAT